GCATCGAGCAAGCAACCAAACAGCTCACCTACGCGACGCAGAAGTACGGCGCGTTCGTGAAGCAGATCTTGAAGAACAACGCCAGGCTCAACGCCGCCTTCCTCCCCGAGGAGGAGATGCGGTACCTGATGGACTTCAAGGCCAACAAGCTCCAGTACGTCAAGATCGAGCGCAAGCTCTACGAGCGCAACTACGACGTCACCTTCGAATCCGACATGCGCTATGCACCGCAGGCGCAGCGCGTCGCCGAGGCTGACGAGATCACGAACATGGTGCTCAGCACGCAGATGCTGCAGAGCAACCTCGCCCTCGCCTACGAGGCGTTCAAAAAGAGTCTCGAGGCGCGAGATCGCGATGACCTCGTGCCGTTCCTCGGCGCGCGGCCGCCGACGCCGATGGTGTTCGGCATGCCGAGTATGCCGATGGGCCCGCCCGGGATGGTGCCGCCGGGCCAACCAGGCCATCCGGGGCAGCCGCCGGGCCATCCGCCCCAGCACCCGCCACCGCATCAAGGTTCGGGCGGTCCCGCGATTCCAACGCCATCGCCGGGCGTTGCGATGGGCGGACCCAAGCCGCCGCCACCGCAAGAGCACCCACCGGGCCCTGGCGGTCCGGTGAATGGTCACCCGTGAGGATCACATGGAACTGACAGAAGACGAGCTCGCCGACGCCACGGCGAACTGGTGGAACAATCCGATCACCATTCGCACCGGCAACGCGTTTGTGAAGCGCCTGGTCGACCTGAACATCGAGCTGCGGCGCGCCTGCGCTGCCAGTAGCGATCCGGCCGTGGCCGCCGCGTACGCACGCGTGACCTCCTACGAGGAGCACGTCGCCTACTACAAGGGTAAGCGGTCATGAGCGCCGCGCCGGATCTCGGCAAGCTCATTGCCGACTACAAGAACGCCGGCACCGACGCCGAGAAAAAGGTGGTGTTCGGCAAGCTCGTCGCGAGCAACGAGGAGGCGTTCCGTGCGCGTCTAGCGCCGCCAGGAGGCCTCCCGGGCATCTGCCCGCTGCTCGAGGCGCGGCGGTTCACGCACGCCATTCCGAACGGGGCGTTTCGCATCCAGGCAGCGTTCGACGTGTGTCTTGTTCACCAGCTGCCGCGGTTCGAGAGCGAAACGTACGGCGACGGGCCGATCTTGATGCCGCAGACCGCGCGTCGCCGCGTCGAAGAAGAAACGCCCCGCGGGATCCTCGTGGGCGCGGGGCTCAAGGCGCTCGATGTCCTGCGCAGCAACGGCATCGATCTCGGGCACATCGTCTCGTTCATCCGTCAAGCGCCGTGGAGGATGCCTGTCGAGATGGTCAGCGGCGTCGACTACTACCTGCTCATCCTGCGCGCGGGCGATATCACAGGCAGCGAGGACCTGCGCTCCGCGCTCGCCAAGGGCGAGTGCAGGATGGAGTACGACGAAGAGGCCGGGCAACACCACTACGTAGACGCGAGCGGCCGGCGCTGGACCCCGCAAACCCCGTTCCTGCCGGAAGACTACTAGGAGACCGCCCATGGCAAAGAACCCATTCGATGATGACGACGACAAGGACGACAAGGTCGCAGACAGGGCGGCCGTCGATTCGCTGCGACAGAAGGTCGCCGAGGGGCGCACCGAGGAGCGCGAAGACCCGGAAATCGATGTCGACGAGGCGCGCGAAGATCTCGAGGAGCGCGCCGCCGACTCGGCTACGCCCGAGCCGGAGCGGGCGACTCGCCTAGAGCGCCGGCGCAACCGGTACCGCGAGCAGCAGGAGTCGCGGGCCGCTGCCGAGCGCGAGCGCGACGACGCCAAGCGCGAGGCGAGCCAGACACGCGAGATGCTGCTCAACCTGCAGCGCCAGCTGATGTCGCAGCAGCAGCCGCAACAGGCCCAACAGCCCAAGAGCGACCCGCTCGACGATGAGCTCGCTGGCGCGTTCCGCGAGCAGGACATGCTCTACCGCGAGTACAACCAGCGGCAGGCGAGCCTCAGCGCGGCCGAGCACGAGGAGTTCGCGCGCAAGGTGCGCGACCTGCAGAAGAAGATCGTCATCACCGGCGGCAGGATCGCGCTGCGCGACCAGGGCGGCGGCGTCGACATGCGCCAGATCGAGGCCATGATGACGGCCAAGCGCATGCGGGAGGACCACGGGGACGTCATCAGCGACGAGAACCGGCGCATGTACATGGATGGCGTCTGGAGGCAGCTACGCGCCTCTGGGCGGCCCGACGACTGGGATACGCTCAACGATGCCGCCGAGCAGACGCGCAAGCGGTTTGGGCTGCCGAGCAAGAGCAAGCACGCGCCGTCGGAAGGCTACAAGCGCAAGCTGTCGGGCGTGTCGCGCGGCGCGGGCGCAGGCGGCAGCAGCGAGCCCCGCGTCGTCACGATGACCAAGGAGTTCCGGCAGATGGCGGACGCGAGCTACCGCCACATCAAGGACCCCGCCGAGCGATACAAGCGCTGGGCGACGGGGCCAGGCCGCAAACTGCTCGAGAAGGGGCAATGATCCGTGGGCAAGAAGAAGGGCAACGGGAAGGGCAAGAAGGGGTGTTAGCCGGACAGCTGTCCGGCTGACCTAAGATATGCACCTACATCCCCTCGTCACACGATCGTGCACAAGAGGTGTTGACGGGGGGATTTTCGCAGTTGCACGATGACGATTGTCGGCGCTGGCGCCCAAACTGCCGGGCAAGGCGTCTGAACGGTCACCGGGTCCGCGCCGGGTTGGCCCGATAGCTCCACGCGGAAGACTTCGTCGGTCTGCAGAGCGGCGAGAGTGGAGCTACGCGTGCCAGCCGCAGCGAAGGTCACCAAACCCCTACGCAAGGATCCCAAGCCGCGCCATCTGGATGGCTCCGCGGTGTGGGGACTCCTCAAAAACCGAGACCCGGACAAGCACTACGTCTACGTCAACAAGGGCGACGCAGAGTCGTTCGCCACGTACGACGCGGCCGGGTACGAGATCGAGACGCTGACGCAGATGGGCGTGCGCCCCGCCGGCGGCAAGACCGGCAAGCTGGGCGAGGCCATCGAAGTGCGCGGCATGGTCCTGATGTCGATCAGCAAGGACCGGTTCAACGAGATCGAGCAGTTCGGCGTGGACGGCAACAGCGGCCAGTCCGAAGCAGATCGACTCGAGCAGATGATTCTGGACCGCCGCGGGTTCGACCCGCTGCGCGGCCAGCACCAACGGTACATCCAGGTATTCAACCAGATCGAGGCGACTGAAAACGAGGTCGTAACGCAATGACCGACAACTTGCGCAACTACCCAGGGTTCCACTGGCAGCGCTCGTCACACGGGCACACCCCGCCGTCGCCGATCGTCTGCCGCGTCGCATCGGGCTACTCGGGCACGATCAACGGCGGCTCGACGATCGATATCAACCTCGGCGACCCGGTCCGGCTCGTCTCAACCGGAACCGTGGCGCACGCCGCCGGGAACGAAGCGGCGGCCAACGCAGCCGAGGATATCTACGGGATCGTGTGCAACATCCTGCCGTACTGGGATGGCACCAAGCGCGTCCCGGGCTTCCGGCTTCCGGCGGGCACAGCCTATGGGTCGGTCTCCGAGCGAACCTCGTACGTGGAAGTCATCCCCGTCAGCGGGCAGATCTTCGAAATCGGCGTCGATGACGTGGTCACGGCGACGACCGAGGCCGGCTACATCGCCCTGATCGGCGAGAACTGCGATCACCGCCTGACGACTGGCAGCGAGCCAAAGACGAACTGCTTGCTCGACATCAGCACGCACGGCACCGCCACCGCTCAGTGGCGCATCGTCGACATCTCTCCGAACGTGGCCAACGCGGACTTCTCCGGTGCCAACGTGCGGCTGTGGGTCACCTGCAACGAAGCGCAAAACTCGGCGTTCAGCGCCACGGGAGTCTAAGCCATGGTCTTCACTGGCGTAATCGCGGACGCGCTGAAAGAAACGCTCAACACGATCGTGGACGACTCGACCGACGGGTACGACCGCAAAGCCGTGCTGCATCAGTATTGCGACGAGCCCGACATGCACGACCATTACGAGGACGACCTAGAAATGGGCGGCCCGGGGCTTGCGTCGGAGAAGGCCGAGGGCGCCGAGATGGCGACCGGCACCATCCGCGAGGGCTACATCACGCGGTACATCGCCCGCACGTTCGGGTTGAAAATGCTCATCACCCAAGAGGCGATGGAGGATAACAAGTACCCGAAGGTGATCAACGCAGGCCGGCGCCTCAAGCGCTCCGGCTGGAAGACGGCGGACATCGACGCCGCGAACATGCTGGTGCGCGCGTTCAACAGCGCCTACGTCGGCGGCGATGGCCAGCCGCTGTGCAGCAGCGCGCATACGCTGCCGAACGGCGGCACCTTCAGCAACGTGCTCGCCACCCCGATGAGCCCATCGCGCGCGTCGTTCATCATCGCGCGCTCGATGGTGATGAAGTTCCCGGGTCACGACGGGACGATCGAGGGTGCCGACATCAAGGCGGTCATCCATCCGGTCGAGCAGTGGGCGGTCTGGGAAGGGCTCGTCAAGAGCAGCAAGGCGCCCGAGCCCGGGTCCTTCAACGAGATCAACGTCGCGTACACGCACGACTTCAAGCTGATCCCCGTCAAATATTGGACCAACACCGCCACGAACTACATCTTCCAGACCGATGTAGACAACGGCCTGCAGTTCCGGTGGCGCCGCAAGTTCAAGAGCAACAGCTGGGTCGAGAACAGCCAAGAGGTCATGCTGCACTCGCTCACCGCACGCTGGGCGCGCGGCTGGACTGACCCGCGCTGCGTCCTTGGTGTCCAGGCGTAAGGAGCTGCCATGACCGCGTTTGGATCGTTCTTGTCGCAAGACCTGCCGTTCATGCAGTTGTCGGCCGGGCTGCGGACGGACTTCGGCACGCTGACGCCTCCAGGCGGGCGCGTGGCGGGCTACGTGCGCGCGTCGGGGCCAGGCGACTACGACAGCCAAGACATCGTCCAGCGCCTGTTCTCGACGCTGAACGCGGCGCTCGGGCAGTGCCGCTCCGGGCGCAA